AGATCCTTGAGGTACACATGCGACGTGACCGTGTTGAGGAGACACCTATACCCTTCGGTACTGTGCTTACACAAGATCAAGTTCCTGAGATAGCCGGCTACAACCTGGAGGATGTCGAGGCAACCCTTGACTTCTATCACCGGTCACAGCACCAGATCAAGTTGCGTGAGGGTCTGAGTGAAGCGTTCGGTACTAACATGATGAACTGTTCCGATGTTAAAATCGGGGAGAAGATCCTGGTAGCAGAGATCGAGAAGAAAGGAGTTGATTGTTATGTATATGTCAACGGCAAGAAGAAGAAAAAGCAAACGAAACGAGAATCAATTGCACTTGGAGAAGTCATCTTCCCCTATGTCTCCTTTGAACAACCTGCATTTAAGGCTATCCATGAGTACCTCCAAGGCAAGACGATCAGGGAAACCAAAGGAGTGTTCAAAGATCTGGTCGCCACGGTAGACGGGCTCGACTATAAATTCGGTACAGGAGGTTTACATGCTTCAGTGGATTCGCAAGTGGTACTTAGTGATCATCAGTTTCAACTGGTTGACATTGACGTGGCTAGCTTCTATCCGAACCTCGCCATTCAAAATAACCTGTATCCGGCCCATCTCGGAAGGGAGTTTTGCGAAGCTTACCTCGATGTATACCACACTCGAAAAACTTACCCTAAGAAAACCGCAGAGAACGAGGCCTTCAAACTCGCCCTGAACGGCGCCTACGGCGGCAGCAACAACGAATACTCCCCCTTCTTCGACCCGCAGTACACCATGAGCATCACCATCAACGGTCAGCTCCTATTGTGCATGCTGGCTGAGCAGATGCTCAAGGTACCTGGTCTCCGCATGATCCAGGCTAACACTGACGGCATCACATACCTATGCCCCCGGGAGTACATCGATCACACTCGTGACATCTGCCGGTGGTGGGAGCAGCTCACCAAGCTGGAGTTGGAGGAGGCACTGTACAGCAGGATGTTCATCCGTGATGTGAACAACTACATCGGTGAGTACGAGGGTGGCACCCTCAAGCGCATCGGCGCCTACGCCCACGTCACAGCCGCTGAAGACCCAGGCACCCGTGAGCTACCCTGGCACAAGGACTGGAGTGCCCGCGTCGTGCCACTGGCTGCTGAGGCAGCCCTGGTGCATGGCACCGACATCCACGAGTTCATCACCCACCACGCTGACATCTATGACTTCTTCCTCCGCACCAAGGTGCCACGCAGCTCCACCCTGGAGTGGGGTGGTGAGCCAGTGCCCAACGTGGTGCGGTACTATGTGAGCAATGATGGTCAGCAGCTGGAGAAGGTCATGCCACCGGCTGGACCGGAGGGTGCGTTCAAGCGTGCCAACTGTCTGACTGATGGGTTCTATGAGCAGGTGCTGGCTGAGGTGGGTGACCAGTGGGACGAACGCATTCACACCAAGAACAAGAGCGTGTACGAGGAGCGCCGGTCTGGAATCTGCACGGGGTATGGGGTGCTGCTGTGTAACAACATACCCACTGACTTACTGCTACCTCCAGATGGAGGAGACTGGATGGCCGGTATCAATTACGACTGGTACATCAAAGAGGCACAGAAGCTGGTTAAACCCTTGACAGGGTGATGATGTTGTACTACATTGTAAGACACACAACAGGAGAGAATAATGAAACTATCAATGATTATGATTCTTGCGTTAATACTTTTCACCCCTTACCTCTGGAATGGGTACAAGTTGGCTGGGTGCGACTTTGAATCTGACTACAAGTGTGAGTTGATTCACGGCATCGGTGTAGTCGTCCCACCCACCGCGTTTATTACAGTGTGGTTCGATGATGACAGGAGTTAATCATGAGTAACTCATGGCAACAACAGAACGAGAACGCAGCTGACACACCCCGTGCCAGAAAGGGAGAGACCCCTCACGAGCTGGTGGAAGCCGGCAAGACCCGCCGCAAGCGTGAGCGAAGGGAATACAAGCGAGAGCTTGAGATCATGCTGCACCAGGATGACATCGATGTGATGGTTGACGAGCTGGAGGATGAGTGATGCCACAACGCGTAGTCAATAACGAGGGTGAGACACTGCTGTCCATCACCGGTGATGAGTTACTACTGAAGCCAAAGGAGGAGCCCGCAGTGAGGAAAGTTAAAGCACATGGAGCAACCAAAGGGTACGCCATGCTGTACCAAGCCACACATGTTGAGCAGATTCATGAGCGTAAACAGAAGAAAGTCAGGAACTGGCTGATTGTTTCTTTGCTGCTGTTCATCGCTGCCGGACTGACCTCATGGTTGGGCAGCCACTACTGGTCAGCCGGTGTACTGTGCGTGGCGCTGCTACCACTATGGCGAGTTGCCAGGATTCAGCATGAGTATGACCTGAGACACGTAAAGTAAGTGGGCGTCCGTGAGAACAAAGTCGAGGCGTACCTTGACCGAGAGATCAAGCGCCTGGGTGGTATCACCAGGAAGTGGGTCAGTCCTGGGCGTGACGGTGTGCCTGATCGGATCGTGATACACCAGGGGAGAGTGTGGTTTGTTGAGGTGAAGACTGTTGATGGTGAGTATGAGGAAGGGCAAGAGCGTGAGCATAAACGATTGAGAGATGCCGGTGCTGAGGTTCGTACAGTGTGGGGTCATGATGGTGTGGACGGGTTTATTCGGGAGGTGATGGGGTGAGTGGAGCTGAGATAGTGGACGCGGTGGAACTGGTGTGTGGAACAATGATAGCGTGTGTATTTATATGGGTAATATTTAAGTGACCCAACTCCTAACCCCCCAACACCTCTACCCCTATCAACGTGAGTGTGTCCTCCACCAGCTCTACCATCCTGACTCCATGCTGTGGCTGCAGATGGGACTGGGTAAGACACCCATCACACTGACCACCATCGTTGACAGGATGCGTGCAGGGCAGGTGGAGAAGACTCTGATCTTCGGTCCGCTGCGGGTGATACAGGCTGTCTGGGCGCGTGAGTCTCGAAAGTGGACACACACTAAGCACCTCCGGTTCAGCGTCATCCACGGCCCACGAGAGAAGCGCACCCGGGCATTATTCGCTGACGCTGACATTTACCTCTGCAACTACGAGGCAATGAACTGGTTGGCTGAGACACTGTGCCGCTACTACCTGGACCAGGATAAGCCTCTACCCTTCCAGATGGTGGTGTACGATGAGGTGTCGAAGTTGAAGAACTCCACCGCGTTACGGATGAAGGGTGGCACCCGGGACAGGAAGGACAGGCGGGGCGAGTCAGTCCCTATCAAGATCACAGGATGGAGGAAGTTAATTGATAAATTCCAATACCGCACAGGCCTCACTGGTACTCCCGCCAGCAATGGATACTTGGATCTACATGGACAGTACCTCGCAGTTGATGGAGGCACACGTCTCGGCGAGTTTGTCACGCACTACAAGGATAGTTACTTTAGCAGTGACTACAACGGGTGGAAGTACAGCCCGACTGATCTGGGTAAACAATGGATCGAACACAAAATAGCTGACATCACCAAGAAGATGGACACCAAGGACTACCTCGACCTCCCCGGGACCAAGGTAGTGAACATGATGGTTGACCTCCCTCCTGCTGCCAGGAAGGCATATAAGGAGGTGGAGAAGAACCTGTTCACCAGGCTCGACACCGGGGCTGAAGTGGAGGTGTTCAGCAAGTCCAGTGTGTCGAACAAGTGTCTCCAGTTCTGCAACGGTAGCCCGTACCTCAACAGTGAGTCGCCGGAGTACGAAGCTGTGCATGATGTCAAGCTCGATGCCCTGGAGGAGGTTCTGGAGGAAGCGGCCGGCTCACCGGTGCTGTGCAGCTACACCTTCAAGGCCGACGCTGAGCGCATCATGAAGAAGTTCAGGAAGTACAAGCCGGTGAACCTCACTGCCACACCGTCATCACAGACTGAGGCGGTGATCGACAAGTGGAACCGTGGGGAGATCAAGCTGCTGGTAGGTCACCCGGCATCCATGGGTCACGGTGTGGATGGTCTGCAGGACTCAGGCAGTATCCTGGTGTGGTTCGGTATGAACTGGAGCCTGGAGCTGTATGAGCAGATGTGTGGCCGGCTGGACCGTCAGGGTCAGAAGAGTGTGGTGTCGATCATCAGGATCTTATGCAACGACTCGGTGGATCTGGCTGTGGCCGACGCCATCGAGCGCAAGACCGACGACCAGGAAGGACTCAAGGCAGCGTTACAGCGTTATCGTGACGGCATTACGACTAACGATTTAGAGGTGAATTTCTTTTGACAATAAACGAACAATAACATACCATACAGATATGAAAAAATTCACTTTATCCAGCCCCTCACTCTACCCAAGTCAATTGGAGGGGGGAGCTTTGTAATTTTTTAACACACAAAGATTTACCAAAACCCTCCTAGCGAAAGTGAAGAGGGTTTTTTATGCACGAGTATAAATAGGCAGAGTGTAGCTCAGCTTGGTAGAGTCCCCGCCTTGGAAGCGGGTTGTCGAAAGTTCGAATCTTTCCACTCTGACCTATTTATATTTGTCCTCCTGGGCTAATTGGCAACGCCACGAGGTTTAAGCCCTCGTGAATCTCGGTTCGAATCCGAGGGAGGACACCAGTTTAGGATGCGTAGACGCGTATGGATCGTGTGCGGGCTGTAACCCCGTTCCTTCGGGCAACCTTGGTTCGATTCCAAGTGCATCCACCAAATGCCGGGGTGGCCCAATTGGCAGAGGCGGCTGGCTTAGACCCAGTTAACGTGAGAGTTCGAATCTCTCCCCCGGTACCAAATTAGGAAGGCGCTGCTAGGTTGGCTGGCAACTGGTCTTGAAAACCAGAGTGACTGAAAGGTTAGGGGTTCGACTCCTCCGCCTTCCTCCAATTAGAGGGTAATCCATGTCGGTGCATGGGCTTGCCTGCTAAGCAATGTGAGTGCTTGCGCTTGTGGTTCAACTCCACTGCCCTCTGCCATTAACCCTTCAACTCAACATACTCATCAATCGAATGATCCTTGAGCCCATCCAGACCGATCTCACCGAAGTCCTCAAGGCGCCCATCAACTCGATCCCAGAACAGGCGCCACGCGGTGAGTGCGTCCTCATCGACCAGCTCCCCACCCTCAAGGTGATACTCTAGCTCACCGACGTGACCGTACCCCATGCTGCGGGTGGGCACCCTGGTCACCACGTCGTTGTTGTTGACGCAGCGAGTCATGTAAGGCTTCCACCACCGGTTCAGCGCATGAGCGGTGTCCTTACCGAACACCCGGGGAGAGCCGAAGGTGTAGCAGTGCTCGGGGGTGAGACCGCCCTGCTCCAACCAGGCGAAGGCTACGGTGGCCAGAGCCCCACCGAGGGAGTGTCCGGTGAGGTAGAGCTTCTTTCCGTCCCGCAGTGCTGACGTAGCCTTGCTCTCGACGTAAGGCTGCACCAGCTCGAAGGCTTCCCAGAATCCCTGGTGAACCTGGCCGATAAGGGTGTGGATCAGCTTGAAATTGATATCGGTAGCCCAGTCACCAACCACACTGCCCTCGGTCCCTCTGAAAGCAATCCACACCGAGTCATCATCTTCGGTGATCAGGATCTGGGTGTCACCAACCGACACCGTGGCTTCCTGATAAGCATCACGAGACTTAACAGCTGCGAGGTAGGGTAGATTCATCCTTTGAAATTCTCAACGAACCAAGCAGC